ACAAATACAATCCTATGCATGGGATCCAAAAGCGGCAGATAGAGGGGAAGATAAACCCATCAAGATGAATGACCACGCAGTTGACTCTTGCCGTTATCTTTTAGCTTCGTGTTTCAAAAATGGATTAACATCAAATCCAGATCTAAATCTTACATATGATCAGCTTAAGGCTAAAATCTACGGGTTTAGCGACATACATGAGCAATTTAATCAAGATATTCAGGGACATTTTCTTTGATAACATGTATATATAATTCTTAATATTTTATTGCGTTTACAGTACATTAAAATTTAATTATATATATGGTGATCTGTGGGTTCGTACCAACAAGGCTCTTACGCTATTAATTCGGGCGGTTACATAGATCCATCTGATACTGGGGCTAAAGACCTTCAAGGCATGATGGATTATTTCTACGATGCTAACTACATCGGAAACGGTGCATTATGGATGCAAGGTTCAATCGATAAACGATTCAAAGTCGGCGATCAAGCGCTCTATAGTTCTATGTACGGCCCTAACTACGGCCAAGCTCAGAAGTTCTTCTTCAATTTGATTCGTCGTCATTTAAACATGATTGGTGGTTTTCAAAGACGTAATCGTAAGAGTACATTGACCATGCCCATTCATCCTAATGATGATCAGTTAGCAGATGATTACAATGGTGTTCTTAGATACTGCGAAGACCGTGATGGCTTTCAAGAGTATCTTTCTCAAGCATTCGAGGGTTCATGCGATACTGGTATGACACTATTACATTTGTATCCAGATTTTGCTCAAGATCCTATCTCAGGGGATTTATATACAGATTGCGTATCATATAATAATTTTTTGATAGATCAGTATTTCAGAAAACAAGACCTTAGTGACTGCAATGGTATATGGCGTCGTAGATGGACTAGCAAGCAAGGCGCAAAACTTTTATTGCCTGGTAGAGCCGATGAAATAGATAGAATGAAACCAGGTGGCATGAAAGACGGACGCTTCCCAGTTCAAGCAGAACTTCAGAATATGCCTATGAACGGTTTGTTTACTTACGATGAATTCTATTACAGAACTACTCGTGAAGCAACAATCATATTAGATCCAAAGACAGGCGAAGCAGCTGAGTGGGAACAGGAAGAAGATGATCCAGAAGATATGCTGGAGCAGACATTGCGTCAGCAACCTTGGCTAAAGGTTAAAAAGACACAAGTTCCAACAGTAAAACTAGTTCTTAGCTTAGGTGGTAAAGTGTTTTATCACGGTGCGAACCTGCTGGGAATAGACGAATACCCTTTTGTTCCTTCAATCTGTTATTATGAGCCTGACGTAACATCCTACGCATGGCGCGTGCAAGGAGTGGTCCGTAACCTACGTGACAGCCAGTTTTTGTACAACATGAGAAAGGTTATTGAGCTACAGATACTACAGAGCCAGATTAACGCAGGATGGATATTTCCAGTGGATGCAGTTACAGATGTTAAAGCATTCAGACAATCCTCTGGAGGTGATGGATTTTTAATTCCTCTTAAAGCGGGACACTTGCCTAATGAAATCCAAAGAATCGAACCTTCAGCAATCCCACAGTCATTGCTTGAACTCTCCGCTTCCCTTGCAGAGGACATCACTAAGATCTCAGGCGTCAACGAAGAACTATTGGGCGCAGCGACAGACGACAAATCTGGCATATTATCTATGCTACGCCAGGGCGCTGGACTTACAACGCTCCAAGGTATGTTCGATAAGCTGGACTATACACAGCGGCTATATGGTAAAATTCGGCTTGCGGCAATACGTAAGAACTTCTCTAAAGGTAAAGTTCGTAATATTCTCGGACGTGATGCCGATCCTAGGTTCTTCTCATCAGCCTCACAAAAATACAGCATTGCAGTTGAAGAAGGAAACTATAGCACCACACAAAGACAAACAGAACTTCAGCAGTTGTTACACTTCAGAGAGATTGGTATGCCAATACCTGATGAATCTATTATGCAGGCTGCATTTATTACTAATAAGAAAGAAATTATTGAACAGATGCAGCAGATTAGCCAGCAGCAATCACAGCAACAGCAAGCTGAAATGCAGCAACAACAGCAGCAAGACAATAGCAAGATGATGGTTGATTACGCCAAGGCTAAATCAGAACTTGCGCGTGAGAAAGAGTTAATGGCTTCAGCAGCCGAAAAGATTGCTCGTATTGAAGATTTAAGAGCTGACGCAGAGCATAAACGAACAGAAGCAGATCTCAATTTAGTTAAGATGATGATTGAGTTAGAAGATATGGACTTGGCTAATTTCAGGTCGTCACTAGAGCTTGCAGAAGCAATTAAAATGCAAAATCAATCCACTCAACCAGTGGAATCAGCCTTATAGGAGGGCATTATGGACAAGAAAGACAAAGCAAAGGGCGGAGGAATGCCTTACTTTGAAAGGGATCACTGGGAGAAACCCCAAGGTGATACTAAGGTTGCTAATGGTAAATATGCTTCAGAAATGGGCAATGCCGAAGATTTGAAAGAATCTGTTAACAAGCTAGCCGATTACACACGTAAAAACAAAATGAAATATTAGTTTGAAGGAGCGAGAAAGGAGCCGCGCTTAATAAGCTGCCCGATGAAGAGGCATTATAATATCTTTGCAGGCGTTCTCCTCCTCTTTTATGAATTAAATTTTGTGGGGTTGGGTTATTAGCGTGGCCCTCCTCACCTTTTAAGAGGTTGTATGAAAAAGAAATCTAAAGCTGCGGAAGATATGGGTATTGCTCAAGGCATGGGCATTAAATCCGATAAGCATTGGCTTAAAGATGTTAGCGAATCTGTTATTCCTAGGGGTTACGGTGATGATCCAGCAGGTGCATTTCTGCCTAGACCTGGAAAAGATAGAGCGCAACCACATAAAAAGATTAACGAGTGTGATCATTGATGAGTAATTTAGCATATCCACTTGAAATAGAAATGTTACAAGAATTGCAATTTGCTATCTCGAATTGCAATTATGCTCAAGGTTTAGTACTTCAAAACATAAAAATAGAAGATTATGATAAAGTTTTAATCCTTAAAATCTTACAAAAAGAAATGCAACAACAAAGCATTAATTTTTTAAATCAAATAATGACACTAAAGAGATTGATTAAAGAAAAACAATGACTAAACGTAAGACGGGTGGTGAGCTTTCCAAAAAAGCTCTGAGCGACACAACGAAATACGATGCGCTCGAAGTTGGTCATGCAATGGCCGATGATATTGGTGTTCATTTGCGCCAAGCGATTGAAAACTACAGGAACATCATCGATGAACCTGAATTCTGTGTGGTCATGGTCATAGCAAAAGACCCCTTGATCCCAAATCTACTAAGAAGAAAGTTCTATTGTTGGCCCTATCTTCCAAAGCCTAGACCTAATCAGTCTGTGTTCCTTTACAACAAGGGATTAGACAAGATTACTAAGCGTCTTTGGGTTTTGCCATCAGATATGGTTATGGCTGAGTTGGCTGGCACTAATGTTATCGTACACAAAAGATATGAGACAATGCAGGCGTGGTCAGTTGCTTTCTTCAAAGGGACTTTCTGGGAATTCATACGTCATCAGCATGACATTGATATGCTTTCAGAACACGAATACTTCAAACTACACAGAGAGGAATTGTTGAAGGCGGGATGTAAGATTCCTGGCCCCAATGACGCCGATCCCTTTGATTTTAGTAAGGTCGCGATTGAGAAGATCGTAGACACGAAGACAACCCTCGCGGAAGAGGATAGTTTGAGTCCTCTTATTCAAACCTAAAACACTAATAGGAGCGTCAGCAGCCATATAAGACATGAGATCTCTATAGGTTGATAAGCTTTCAACAAGCTTTAACCTGATTGCTTTTGTCTCTAATTGTTTGATGTCGTCACTTTCAATAATTTCCATAGGAGCCTTGTTAATGAGCGAAGAAACTAAAATAGAACAACCAGTAGCCCCAGTGCAAGAAAAAACAGAAGAAATTAAGGTTGATGTAGCCGATGCAAAACCATTAGAAACCGCGTCGGAAACTCCGGAACAGATTAATTGGAGAAAGTTTCGTGAGGAAAGAGAAAAAGAACGTAGACAATTAGAAGCTGAACGCAAGCATAGAGAAGACAAAGAGAAGGAAGCGGCAGCATTAAAAGCAGCGTTAGAAGCAATCACTAATAAACCACAACAAAATCAACAACAATTCTCTACAAGTGATTTCCAATACGAAGATGAGTCAGAAGAACAACGAATTGAAAAGAAAGTTGCAGCAGCCATTGAAAAGCGAGAAAGAGAAGCTGAAGCCAAGCGCAGAGAGCAAGAAACAAGAGATCTACCTAATAACCTTCAAAAGACCTTTGGGGATTTCAACCAGACATGCACCACCGAAAACCTTGATTACCTAGAGTTTCATTACCCAGAAATAGCTAATGCCTATCGTTATATGCCTGATGGATTTGATAAGTGGGCTTCGATATATAAATCTGTAAAGAAATTCGTGCCTAATGCCGATTCTAAGAAAGATGCGGCAAGAGCAGATAAGAATTTAGCCAAACCTCAATCTGGTTCTGTGACTGGAGTTAGTCAAACAGGGACAACTAAAGCAGCAATGGTTATGGATGATTCACGTAAAGCCGCCAACTGGGAAAGAATGCAAAGAGTAATGAAAGGATTAGAGTGATGATGTTTTATGGTATTAAAGACCTTATTCGTCAATTTTGTACTGATGAAGAAGTAGAAATATTTGCTGAATGGGCTTTTGGAGATGATTTTAAATTGATTGTTGGATCAATCAGATTTCTTAACGCATGGAATGAATTACATGGATCAAAGTTATTTCTTCATGATGATGGTTCTCCGCAAGAGGACATGGAAAAAATGATTGCCTTATGGAGAGAATCAATAGACACAAAAGAGTAAATACTTTAATTTTAAATTTACTTTCTTAGGTAGTATCGCGTCTCACCTACGCAGGCTGATGAATCCAGGTTCGCCACCAGGAACAATTCATTAACTTGCAATAGGTGAGAGATGTCTTTTCCTACTGGTATCACTAACATAAATAACATGGCCCCAGAACTTCCCGTGCAAGCGTCGGAAGATCTTCTGTCTACGCCTATGTTCAATTTGATTCACTCTTTCGGAGTGGATTTACACTATGCCGAAGCTTATATCGGTAAAACTACACGTATGTCACGTTTCGAGCGTCTTTCAACAGACGGAGGCCAATTAGATGGTTCAGGTATTGATCCAGCTTCTGAAGTGCCAATCCGTACAGATGTTGATGCGACAATGGAAATCTACGCAAAGTCTATCATCACGAACGAGCAGGTTGTCCTCTATGAGAACAGCAAGACCTTAACTAAGTTCACAGCCCTTTTAGGACAGTGGATGAGGGAAAAGGAAGATTTGCTAATGCGCGATCTTTTTGCTTCTTCTGTTTCTTATATCAATTGCACCGGTGGTATTAACGGCGACCAGCCTTCTAATATCTCTTTGAATGATATTAACAACATCGAAACTATTCTTTTGGGTAATGATGCCCGTACAATGCTTGTGAGCATTGATGCCATGAATAAGTTTTCGACCGGGCCCACCAGAGACGCGTTTATAGCTTTAGCAAATACTAATTTGACTGCTGATCTTCAAAAAGTTCAAACAGTTCTTCTGAAAAACGCATACCCATCACAAGATGGCCTACGTCCAGAAGAGTATTGCGCTATTAGCCGATTCCGTTTCTTTGTTTCTTCTAAAGCTAACAAGATCCCTGGAGCTTCTTTACTAGGTAGAACAGTCTATACCGTTCCTATGTACGGTGTTGAAGCTGCCGCCAAGATTGAGCAAAACAGCTACACAGCTAAGATCGGTTACCGTCCGAACTGGGTTGTTTCTTCAGTAGCTCAAAACAGCCAGTTGTATGCGAAATTTGCGATTGCTCGTGCGATCACAAATCAAAACTGGATTTCTGGCTTGAACTGCACAACAACTCAAGCGTCATAAGGAGGATGAGAGATGCCATTTACAATCATGACTCAAGACTCGTTCGTTTCGACTGGTGTCGGGATCAAGATCCCCGTTCCTAGCTCAGCGGACTATTTTGTCGTTAATAACATCACTCAAGCTGGTACGCAACAAGCGACTGGTCGTGGTGTAAAATTCGAGTGGTTCAGAGGAATAACACCTGCTGATGGAGCGCTCGAAACTAAAAAGACTAACTCAACAGATGCTTTGAACGTAGTAAGCGTAACAACTGGTGGTTTCACCTATGTTACTGCTGCGCCAATTGTAGAGAATCAAGCAGCAAACGCGATTACTGCGATTACTGCGGCTTCTCCAGCTGTTGTTACTCAAACACAAACTTACAGTGAAGGCGATATTGTTCGCATTTACGGTACAACTGGTATGTTGCAGATCGCTGGAATGGATTTCCAAATCAGTTCTGTTTCAGGTTCTGGTTATACACTTATTGGTCTAAGAGGCGCTGGCTTTGCAACACCTGCAACTGCTGGTTTTACTCGTAGAATCTCTAAGTTTAGCGCCGTTCTTCCAGAAAGACTGTATATCACTGAAGTTACTCAAGCAACTCAAGCGGTTGTTCGTACTTCTATCGATCCGACTCTTGTTTATTCTGTTGGTATGAAAGTTCACTTTAGCGTGCCATTTTCTTTTGGTATGACTCAATTGAATCAACTTACAGGAACAATTGTAGCACTTTCATCTGCTAACTACACGATGACTGTTGATATCGATACGACTGGTTTTACGGCTTTTGCGTTTCCAACATCACTATCGTCTCCAACAGCTCAACTGTTTGCGACTGTAGCGCCACAAGGAGCGTCAACAACTTACAACCCAGTTACTGGAGTTCAAACAGGTTACGACTTCGTGAAGCAACCGTTTAGAACAGCTGAATTTACACCATATATGTACCTAGCGGCAGGCGCTCAGTCTCCAGCTGGTTCATCTGGTGATACGATAATTTGGCAAGCTTGGAAGAAAGAAAACTAAGCAAATGGGTGGGGGTTAATTGCCCCCATCCTTTTTTAGGTGAAGATGACATATCCCAATAATTCGAATACATTTTTACCAGGTGTAATACAAACGCCAAGTGCGTTACAGATCACCAATATTTTTACAACTAATCCGATGATTGTAGTAACCCAGGCAAACCCAATTAATCAAGTGAACACGTATATTCCAGGACAACTTGTGAAGTTAACCATTCCATTCAAATTTGGAATGCAGCAAGCAAATGGACTTGTAGGAAAGATTTTAACCGTATTAGGCAATAGCATGACATTGGATATAAATGCGCAGTATTTTGACCCGTTTATTATAGGAGGAGATCCTAATCAAATAGCTAGTTTAGCCCCTTCTGGGTCTAGAAACCTTCAATACGATAATACTACGCGTTATGTACCCTTTCAATCATTCAACAATAATGGAAACTAGGAGCGTCTATGTTAATCAAAATGGTAACAGCTGGTGGAGAAGAACACGGTCTGATAAACACTATTACAAATCATGTGCCTGATGACAATGGTGCAAAGATTAATCCAAAAGTCAAATCTGCTTATGAAAAGAAACGCAAAGATGATGCCAAAATCGTTAAAGCAAGACTTGTGGCTAAGAATTCTAACGAAAGGTTGGACAAGCCTTATTGCCGATATGCTGGAGATCCTATCAATGTTTATCATTTGATACCTGGTTACTCCTATGAATTACCGATGGGATTTATTGAAGAAGTTAATGGGATTCAATCTATTCAAAGGAGTGGTCTTGTTTCTTTAGATGGTGAGAACGTAACAAAAGATGGTGATCCATTGGCAAAAGATAAAGCAGCAGAAAGACAATTTGAACTTGTACCAGTAAGCTTTTAGAGGATATATGACAGCGGTAGCACCAGGAAATAGCACAGTTGCATATATTAGAGCTAAAGTTAGGAAGTTAACGACCTCATCTAGCGAATCTCAATTACCTACTGCTGTCATAGACGAATATATTAACAACTTTTATTTAAATGACTTCCCATATGGAATTAAAATAGATCAAATGAGAAGTGTTTATGAATTTTATACGCAACCCTATATTGATCGGTACCCTTTGGATGTCAACTACAATCAAGGGGTACGCTCGCCCGTTTATGTAGACGGCATTCAGGGGTCTTTACTCAAAGATAGGCAACAGTTTTTTAGCGTGTGGCCTAAATTCCCTACCAAATTGCAACCGGCTGCAGGGGATGGAATTACTACTATTTTCAATTTTATAGTACAAGGACCATTTCTTTCAAATGAAGTCACACTGGGAACAGTTTCTACAACAGGCGCGCCGATCAGTATTTCGGATGATGGATTTGGCAATTTATATTATAGAGTGCCAAATGCCAGAACATCTACACCTGCTGCTAATCAAAATCCTGGTATTCCTGGGATGTTAAACCAAAATAACAACAATCCAGGCCTTATAGGATCTATTCTAATTGGAAGTGTTAACTATGTAACAGGCCAGTTTTTCTTTGATACTTCTCTCTGCGGTTTGATTCCTGCTGCAGGAGAGTATTTTAGACTAAGAGTTGCTCAATATCAGACTGGTTTACCTTACTCAATGTTGTTTTGGAATAATGAGTTTACAATCCGCCCAGTTCCTAAACACATCCATAAGATTACAGTTGAAACATACTTAACTCCCGTCCAGTTCATGGAATCTACAGATAATCCTATATTGAACCAATGGGCTAAATACATTGCTTATGGAGCTTCTGTAGACATTTTGTTTGATCGACAAGACACAGACGGAGTTGCAAGTCTCACTCCTATGCTGGATAAGCAAGAAGCTCTCGTTCTTGAAAGACAAGGTGTTGAAGAGATATTCCAACCTAATCAGACGATATTCAATAGTACGACAGGTTACGGATGGAATAACGGAAATGGATTTGCAGGGGGACCCTGGTAATGCCTGGATACAAGCCTACTTACATTAGCAAATATGAGACAGGTTTGGTGCAAAATCGAGTTAACTTCATTCTTCCAGAAGATGCATTTCCCGTATTAGAAAACGCCTATGTATTTCGCGAAACTATTCGAAGGAAGCAAGGCTTTCAAATACTTGGCAGATTACGGAGAACGTTTGATGACGAAAGCTTAGGAAACAGTGGTGCCTCACCTTGGAATTTTAACATTTATTCTACTTTGGCAAGCCCAATTACACCTGAACCACAAGCGCAAATAGAGCCTGGAAGCATTCAAATCACAATTAATCCAGCTCCCATAACAGGTTCAATTGTTGCGGGATCTCCGGACACTCCCCCTCGAGGCTACACAAATGCTTCTGATTGCCAAGTATGGACAACTTCAACCGCAGGTTTAACAACTGGAGATAGTATTAGCATTTCAGGAGTTGTTGTTGTTCCTGGAAGCGGAGATGATACTATTAATGGTGGCCCTTGGAAAATCGAAGTTTTGGGCGATGGGGTTAGTTTTAAGCTTGGGGTTGATTCTCATGATTGGGGTATTTGGCAATCGGGTGGTACTTGGACTTTTCAAGCAGGTGGTACTCAATTACAAGATCAAGGAAATGGAATTTTAACAAGTGCTTCTCCAGGGGTTAGTGGAACAATAAACTACTTTACGGGGCAAGTCAATATTATCGGAGCACCTGCAGGCGGTCCTGCAATCATAGACTTTAACTATTTTCCTACTTTACCAGTAATGGGACTTAGAAAACGTGAACTAAATAATATTAACAATGAAGATACAATAGCATTTGATACTAAATATGCGTATGAATACATCAGTGGTTCAGGATGGCAAGAGTTTATCCCAGGTACGACATGGTCGGGAGACGATGCAGATTTCTTTTGGTCAACCAACTATTGGGTCAACTCATCAAACGCAAAGCTTTTCTGGGTTACTAACTTCTCAGGAACGGCGGGTGATCCAATACGTTATACAGATGGGACTACATGGACTGATTTTACTCCACAAATTACTGATCCTACAGGCACAAATGAGCAGCTTTATCAGAGTCTCTGTATTCTTCCGTTTAGAAGCCGTCTGGTCGTGTTTAACACTTTAGAAGGAACTTCACTTGCTAACTCTGTAGCTTATCGCCAAAGAATCAGATGGGCTGCTATTGGTAATCCTTTATTAACTGATGCATGGAGAGATGATATCAGAGGTAAAGGCGGATTTTTAGACATTCCTACTTCGGAGAACATAGTCAGTGTTGGATACGTACGAGATAATCTTGTCATTTATTGTGAAAGTTCTACTTGGCAGCTTAGGTATACTGGGCGTTCGATTGCTCCTTTTCAGATCGAAAAAGTAAACACTGAATTAGGCGCAGAAAGCACCTTCTCTCTTGTTCAATTTGATACATCGATAGTTGGCATAGGTGACAAAGGAATCGTTGAGTGTGATAGCTTTAAAAGCAATCGTATTGACATCAAGATCACAGACTTAGTATTTCAGTTTAATAATTTAGAAGAAGGCCCGCAAAGAGTTCATGGAATCAGAGATTTTTACAATCGTTTGGCTTATTGGATATATCCATTAGGAGTAAATAATAGTAAATTTCCTGATAGGCGTTTGGTCTACAACTATGAAAATGATTCATGGGCAATATTTACAGACTCTCTTACTTGTCTCGGAGAGTATCAACCTCAAAGTGGTTTAACATGGGAAGAGACCGATGACACTTGGGAAGAAGCCAATTACCCTTGGATTGAAAGCCCAGCTCTATTTCCTGATGTAGTAGGTGGTAACCAGCAAGGTTATGTTCTCATACTCAATAAGCAGGTAAATAACGACGCTTCTTTGACTATTCAAGGAATCATTGGTCAGTCACCACAGCCAACTCAAATTCGAAGCGTTAACCACAACATGCAGACAGGACAGGTCATCAAGATAGTCGATATTATTCCTGGCACCCCTTTTGAATCGTTAAATGATCAAATCTTTGGTGTTGTCTACGTAGATAACGATACTTTCAATTTGTATGTTTATGATCCCGCTACTGATTCTTTTGATATTACACCTAGGATAGATTCCCCAGCAGTTTACGTGGGTGGTGGAGAAATACAACTTCGAGATAATTTCATTATTCAAAGTAAAAAGTTTAACTATCTAGACCAAGGTCAAACTATTCAATTTGGATTTGTAGATGTTCATTTGGATACCACAGAAGAAGGTGAAATCTCTTTGAATGTTTATTCAGATTATGCAGATGAACAGCCGGTTAACAAGATTGCTCAAAATACTCAGAATGATCCTTTTTTTAACACAGTCATCCCAACAACAAATAGGGAAGGACTTAAAAGTTCGAAAACGTGGCAACGTGTATATGCGCAGGCTAGAGGAGCATTCGTTACGCTTGAATACAGTTTAAGTAATTACCAGATGACGACTAATGCGCAATCGTCTGATGTCCAACTAGACTCACAAATATTATGGATGCGCCCAGCCGGAACACAAATCCCTCAAGGGTATTAGGAGATAATTATGCCTTTTTTAAATAATATCCCTCAGCCTGGGGACAAGCTAAAGAACTCACAAGGCCAATTGCTTGGAAATAATCAGCAATTAGACGCTAGTTTTTTGGTGGATCACTATACTTTTTCCAACTTAACCGCAGATAATGGCAAGCATAGGCAAGTAACGACACCCGATCAAGGCACACCACCTTCTACTATTGCTAATAATCCTAAATTATTTGGTTATAAGAAAGCGGGAACAAGCATCGATACACTTCAATTTTCGGAGTACTACGATACGGGTTTGGCTTTAACATCTGTTCCTTCTCCTGTCACGTTTTTGCAGTCTCCTTCTACACCCGTGCAGGTTAGCAATGCTTTGAATCCAACAGTACTTGATTTCACTGGAATTACTTATGCCATTGCGTCTTTATGGGCAATAGATACAGTCGATCAATTATTAAGCCATGTTGACATTCTTTGGAACGGTTCAGCTTTCACCTTTCAAAACAATGGAAACTCCATTAGAGCGACAAACATGGGAAATATTTTAAAATTAGCAACTTTGAATGCTGTGGTCAGAAATAATGTTTACTGGACGTTAGAATTTAAGAGGCTCGTATGAGTTTTCCTACAGATCAAATCTTTGAAGCTTACTTGCCAGTTTATGATTCTGTGCCTGAAAAGTGGGAAGATGCACGTGTTTTCTTCACTGAACAGCTAAAAAGGATATCCAATACAGTCAATTTGCGTGAAATTGGATGGCTTTTAGATGAAGAATTACTAAGTGGAAAGGCATTTATACCTGGAACCACGAATAATCAGGAATATAGATCAGTATTTCGTAAAGTAGTAGACATGGGAACAATCGTTGTAGGGGCAAATACCGTACCACACGGTATTAACTTTGATGCCAATTTTACTTTAATTGATTTATGGGTCTCGGGTACAGATTCAGTTGCTTTTAGTGCGGGGACATACGTAGCCCCAGATGTTGAAATGGATGCAACAAATATTGTTTTTACATCACCAACGGCTTATGATAGAGCTTTTGCGGTATGTGAATATATTCAAGAATTGTGAGGTAGTATGGGTTTTTTTTCAGGATCGAAGGCCGGATATAAGCAAAGGTCTTTATTAGGCCCAGAACAACAGGGAAACTATCAGAATTTACAAGATTCTGCTCAAGGGGCTTTTGGAAAGGTCGGTAACTATTACGGGAATCTTCTTAGTGACGATTCTGCAGATTATAATGCTTTTGCTGCTCCTCAAATGCGTCAGTTTAATGAGCAAATTATTCCCGACTTGGCAGAGCAATTTGCAGGTATGGGATCTGGAGCTTTATCATCCAGTGGGTTTAGAAATGCTGCAATTAATGCCGGTACAGATTTAAGCGAAAGACTAGGAGCTATCAGGGCTCAATTAAGACAACAAGGTGCACAAGGATTAATGGGTCTTGGCAATCAAGCATTGGGTCAGTTCAATGAAAACATATATGAACAACCTCAAGGTGGCTTCTTACAAAATGCCTTAGGTGGAATTACTTCAGGAGCAATAGGTGCTTTTGGTGGCCCATTAGCAGGAATGGCGAGTAATTGGATTAGTGGAAAAGGAAATTCGGATCCTTATGGTGCAAATAGCTATGATCGTGAGTTTAGACAGAAAGGAGTGTTTTAATGGTTCAAGTTATCAATAAAGATGACAGATCATCAATGCTTGGACGCGCAGTCGGTGGCGCATTATCTGATACAATACCTAAAGAAGTTGAAAGATATAGACTTTCTAAAGGTTTAAATGATTTGGCTAACAATCAAGATAGTCTGTCTCCTTTCCAACAATATGCTAAATTAGCAGCAATTCCTGGAGTAACACCTTCTATTATAGAGGGGGCTTCTCAGCTTTTAAAGAATCAAGCAACAAGAAACGCTTATCAAAACGCTGCAGGGGGCGCTGGAGTTGCAGGATCTGCTGGTGCAGGGCCTTCGCAAGAGGTACAAAACCAATCTAAAGCAGCAAATCTCGGAACACAGGTAGCTAATAATATTGGTGAAAATGTAAGAAATCCTGGCTCTATACAAGATAATATTTCTGCTTCTGGAGATGGACAAGTTGTTACAAATAACCCAACTCGTCCTACTGCAGAACCAAGACGTCGATGGAATCAAGCGCAATACGAGGCAGAAAGATTAGGAGTTGCAAATCAATTTCCTTATGCGACCCCTCAAGAAATCGAACGTATGACAGCAGAAAAAGAAGAACGTTATCTTGCTGGCCCTGACGCTGAACAGAAGATAGATGCGTATCAGAAACAAGTACGCGAAGATATTCAAAAAGAGCTCGATCGTCAATTACAAAAGAAATTGCAAAAGACGCCTGAAGGAACTTTTTCAGATGCCAGTGGAGAGCTGCAGGAAGAAGTAAAAAGGCTCGTAGAAAGGGATGTAAAAAAAGACCCGAATTTGACAATCAATGATGCGGTAAATCAGAGAACAAATCAGATTCTTGATTTTGCTAAGAGCAAGAGCAATTTGAATAAGCTGGCAAATCGTTCCATTCTAAGCAAATTGACTCCAGGAAAAGGAGCAGAAGTCTACGACGACTTAAAGCAGATTCAAAATTCCTATGATAAACTAAACCGAAACGAAGAAATGTTTCTAGAGATTCAAAGACCTGAGGGCCTCAATCTTTCGCGGCGAGGAGCTGCTTCGGTGGCTTATCCTATTAAAAAAGTGGAAGGCCTTAGCGATTACGTCAAAAAAAGCAAGAACTCTAATATGGGTAACAGGGAGGTGGAAGCCATCAAGCATGCGATTAATATTGAGCCTTTTCTTTCCAATGCAAAAGCCAACCCGTTAGCAATAGCCAAAGCCTTTAAAGATAAAGATCCCAACTTTGACGATAGAGCCTTCATTCGACAGATTAGAGAAGATTTAGACGCAAAGCAATTATTGCTCCACCCCGAGCAAGAACGGCAGCTGGAGGATACAGCATTAGATGTATTTCCTAATTGGGGAGACATATTTACGCTTCCACTAATCAGAGGTTTATAAATGGATACAAGACGTTTAGATGAAATTTATGCTGATGAAAAAGCTGAATCCGCAAGAAGATCTGATTCAAGGGTAAAAAGTGGAGTAGGAACGGCAGCAGCTTTAGGGGGAGCCGCTTTCGGAACAGGAATAGCTTCTAGAGTGTTGCCTTTTTTAAGTTCTTATATTCCTGCTGATCTTGCCATGAAAGGGATTAATAAAGTTGCTCCTCAACTTGGAAAGTATTTAAAAAAAGGGATGGAACAAGGTTTAAATCTTCAAGATGGATTAGACTTTATTAAAAGCAATTTAGGTGAAAGCGAGGCAACAACCGAACCGCAAAATGACGTGCAAGAATCCATTCGTGAGAAGGTTTGGAATGCCTTTCAGTCAGGAAAAACACAACATAGTGATCCAACAATATCAGGTTTTTTAAAAATTGCTAACAAACTAAAAAACTATAGAGGTTTGAACAACAAAGATCAATTTATCAACCTTTGGAATGAGTTTGAGTTGTTAAGACATGAAGGTAAGTCTTTGCCAGAAATGATGCGATCTTTAGTTGAAGCACACAGTGCTAGCTTGAGAGAAACAAAACAACAACCTAAAAGACAACAACAGGGTGAACCTGAATCTTCTCCTCAAATGAACAACTTAATGCAGGCTTTACAGGCAGCAGCTCAATCTAGACAAAAACGTCAACAACCCCCAATGTAAAGCGGCTGTACATGAACCCCGAAATTGAAGAGTTAGAGGATATTTTAGATGCCATCCTTGCAGGAGTGCAGGAAATTTTGGCTTCGGGTGAAACTTTATCTGCTGAATTTCAGCAACAAATTGCCGATGAGATTAATTACCTCACTCAACAAATTGATACGCTTTATGCTAATGAGGCGGCAGAACCTGCACAAGAGACTTCAGGGCAAGTCCCCTCAATTAACGCGCCGGTTCCGCCTGGGGCTCAATTATTATGGGTATTATCGGGCTCTAATCCTGAAGCTTTTATTAGTTATATGGCTCAGATCCCTGATCCTGATCTAAATAGTTTATTACGTCAACCTGATAGATTAACTGATATAATTAATCAATTACAAGCTCAGATTCCAAAAGATCCAAGACAAATGGAAGGTGGAATTAGACATGCAGATTTAAATAGTTCTAATATCTGGGGTGCTAGACAATTAAGCAACGGAAAAACTCAAGTAAGATTTCAAGGCGGTTCGGTCTACGAGTATGATGGAATTCCACCTCAAATCTTTAAAGCATTCATGATGGGTGCAGTTCCGGCCAAAACGAAAGGACAAAACCAATATGGTGCATGGTGGAAAGGTAAACAACCCTCATTAGGAGCCTCTTTCTATGAGCTGATCAAACAGGGCGGTTTCAACTATAGACGCTTGCGTTAAATACACTAAAAGATTAAATTAAATCCAGCGGAAACAGGGGATCGCAACCCTATCCAGGCCGTAATGTAAATCGACTCGCCATCGTAAGACACAAACAAAATATGTTTTACGAGGACGTTTTTATGCCTTATCCTTACGGCTCCTTCCCAGCAGACGCAGCAGGCGTCGACCCAATAGCCCACCCACCAGTTCAGCCAGCTTTTAGAGCTCCTACTACACAAGATATTTATCCTCAAGGCACTAACTGGTTTGATAATTCTCAAAGCCCTCCAGTTCAATATACAACCGTTGGTGGGGGTGTGTGGAACACAAGGGGAACTTTAACCTCTTTAATAGTTAATGGCCCAACTACTTTTACTGGTACTTCAAATATTAATACAACTGGTGCGAGTATTACCAATATTGGTACAGGTGGTACTGGAGCTGTTAATATTGGGAATGCGACCGGAAATACTGCTATAACGGGTAATGAGACAGTAACAGGAGACATTACCACATCCGGCGGTAACGTTATTATCAACGGTGCAGCTAAACAACTACGTGTTCATGGTGGTGCAGTAACAGACTTTATAGGTACAGCAACATTAACAGCTGGCACCGTAACTATTGCAAACACAAACATTGCAGCTACAGACCGTATATTTGTTCAAAGAACAGCAGCTAACGCTTCTACGACCCTAGGTGAAATACTTTATACGATATCTGCTGGAGCTAGCTTTACAGTTACTTCAGTTATATTAGGAACTCCAGGATCGACTCAAACAGGTGATCTTAGCTCGTTTACTTATCACATAATTAGACAAGTTTAAGGGGGAATACATGGCTGACTACGCAAGCTTCGAAATCATTCGAACAGTAGCTTTTGGCGGTATTTCTGGAACGTATGCACCAGTTGGTGCAGCGTTCGCAAATCCTATCAAGCTTATCTGTTTCACCAACAATACTGATGGAGACATGTTCTTCTCAGATGATGGCGTGAACAATAAAATGTTTATTCCTAAGGGTTCTTTCAAATTATTTGACGTAACGACTAATCGATCACCTTTTGATGATAACTTTGTTCTAAGACAAAACCTTCAATTCTATGTTAAACAAAGTACAGCTCCTACAACTGGTGCGGTTTACATTGAATGTATTTATTAAAGGGTCAACATGAGCATTGGAAAGAAGTTTAATAAAGAAGAAAAACAACTTACAGATCAAGAAAGGATTGAGGTTTTAGAAGCCAAGATACCCGCCTTGATTGAAAGAATCCAAGCTTATGATGAAGTTTTAGAAAAATTTAAAGAACGAGAGCAAGATTTTGAGAAGATTCAAAACTTTGCGGATCTAATTTTGGCTAAATTAGAGGAAATACACGAAAGAAATATCGTTATTGATGGAAAATTGAATGACTTTTCACAGGAAAACGCAGATTTAAAGAGAGATTTGGCTGCTAATCTGGATAAAACCACAAAAGGATTATCCAATTTGGATTCTCAAGTCAAAGATCTGCAAGTTTCTAATGAAAAACGTTTTAAATCTCATTCTGAAAATACCCAGAAAAATCTAAATAACTGTGTCAAAAGACAAGATTTGGAAGCAAGTCTGCAAAACATGGGTCTGTTTCAACGATCTGCCCTTGAAAAGATGGGGCTATTAGAGCAGAAAGACAAGCAACACGACGAAACGGTATCTTCTCTTCTCAATGAACATGATAATATTTTGAAGAAATGGGAAAAGCAAAACCAAAATTTACAGGCTGTAACAATATCACTTGAAGAATCAAAGAAAGGATTCAAAAGCGAAATTGATGGAGTTTATGAAGATATTGAAAGGAAGAAATCCGAATTAACAGAGGCTATCAACACTAAAGGGCAAGAGGTTAAAGATTATGTGGATACTACTCCTTCTTCTATTGAGTATGTTCGCAAAGAATTTAATAACAAAATGCAACTAATTCAGTTTGATAGTGAAAATGCAGTTCAGAAATCTAACAATAATGAAAAAGCCCTCAAGATAATAGAAAAGAAAGTTGAAAGTCTAATGCTGAAGCAAAAACAACTAGAACTTGAGCAATAGGTGAATTTTGAGTCAATCAGGCCCATTAAACAACGATTCAGGAACTATCCCTTCTAATGTGCCGATAGATTTTATCACAGATAGCGGAACGGCAGAGGCTATTAATAACGAAATCTTGGTGAAAGGTGCGTTGGGTCTGTCTACTTCAGGAACAGGAAATGTTATTACAATTAGCGGAGCAGTCACAGCAACAACAAGTATTGCTCGAACGTTTTTATTAATGGGTGGATAGTGGCAGATACAATTAAGGTTTTAGGGCAAGCATACCCATCACCTGCAACGATTACCACTCTTTACACCACACCGGCCTTAACAAGCGCAGTCGTTTCAACTCTTGTCATATGCAATTTATCTTCCACTGTTTCAGATACTGTAAGTGTTTTAATTAGGGTAGGAGGAGCCGCAGCTTCTAACCCTCAATACATACTTAGTTTAATGCCGGTAGGGCCAAACGATACATACACAGCAACCATAGGAATATCTTTAGCAGCTACCGATATTGTGAGCTGTTTTGCAACTAATGGGACGTGTTCTTTTAATTTATTTGGGGTTCAGATAACCTAGTCGCCTAAATGAACAAAAGGTGACAAATGAATACAAATACATGGCGTGAAAAAAACAAAGAAGAAGCAAAAAAATGGCAAGCTGATTACAGAGAAAAAAATCGTGAAAAATATAATGAATATGCCAGGAATTGGAGAGAGAAAAATAAAGATAAAATCAATGAAAGGATTAGAAAAAATTATCCTAAAAATAAAGAAAAACACAACGCAACAAGAAGAATAGAAAAAGTTACATTTAAGGAAAGAGTATATATTTTTTATTCAAAAGGAGAAATTAAATGTCGTTGTTGTGGAGAAAAAGAGATGGAATTTTTGGTTTTAGACCATATAAATGATGATGGTGCAAAGCATCGAAAAGAGACTGGATTAAATGGAGGTCTTGGATTGTATAGATGGATTATTAAAAATAATTTTCCAGATATATTCCAAGTTTTATGCCATAATTGTAATTGGTCTAAAAGGCACACTAGTGGGATATGTATTCATAAAAGGGAAAAAATTACATGAGTCAAGATAATAGCTCTCCTGGAATTGTTGGGTACGTTCCTAATCATTACATTGCAGTAGGAAGTAATTTATCTCCTTTTGTTATTAATGGGATTGCTCCGAACACAGCAGGTTATGTTTTAACAGATAATGGAACAGGGGCTGATCCGTCTTTTCAACCACCAGCTTTTACAGGGACTGTTACAAGTGTTTCCGGAACCACCAATAGAATTACGGTTACTCCTTCTTCTCCTAACCCTACTGTTGATATATCTGCTAATTACGTAGGGCAGCCCTCTATTACAACTTTAGGGACAATTACTACAGGAACTTGGAATGCAGGTGTTATTAGTCCCACATTCGGGGGAACTGGGGTAAATAATGGAGTCAAAACCATCACTTTAGGCGGAAATTTAACCACTAGCGGTGCATTCAATTCTACTTTTACCATGACAGGTACGACAAACGTCACATTTCCAACTTCAGGAACTTTGTCTACATCCACTGGAACAGTTACTAGTGTTACGGGTACAGCTAATCAGGTCGCAGTTGCCAACGGAACAACAACACCTGTTATTTCTTTAATAGGGCCTTATACACCAACGACTTTTACCACAAGTGGTATTTTACTAGGTCAAGGGACATCAAGCATCACAGCTTTATCCCCAACTGCAACGACTGGCCAAATTCTACAGAATAATAATGCAGCAAATCCTTCATGGTCAACTGCAACTTATCCATCCACTACAACAGCCAACCAAATTCTATTTAGCTCATCAGCTAATACCGTTGGAGGAAGTACAAATCTTACGTTTAATTCAGGCACTAATACCCTGACCGCGCCAAATATTGTTGGAAGTACGTCAATTACAGGGGGAACATTATCCGTTACAACATCTAGCCATTCTGGAAATGCTTTATTTAGAGGTCCAAGCCCTTATGCAGATATTGTAGCTTATGGTGCTGATCCTACTGGTGTAGCTTCGTCTGTATCCGCCATTAATGCAGCTATTGCAGCTTTAGGAACTGGTGGTATTGTTTGGGTTCCTATTGGCACATATAAGATCGATAGCCCAATCGTGGTTAATACAGCACATATTAGATTTTGTGGAGCTTCTCGCACAGATTCAATATTCAATAATACAACAACAACATCTGATACAATACAACTAAATACATTCTATGGTGGTGTCGAAAACATAAGTTTTACTTGTGCTACCAATACAATGACGGCAGGATATGCAATCAACATAGGAACGGGTGCGACTTATAGCTATGTTTGGCGATGTGATATCTATAATCACTATAAGGGAATATTGCTTAATGCCAATTTGTCATATGTAGACGATATAGGATGTAGAACGTTTTCGAACGCTGCAACTGGAGGGTCTTGCGTAGAAGTAAGCGCTAATCAAAACGTGTGGATTAGAAAGCTTACGACAAATAATGGTGCGACAATTACAGGATTTGCAGGAGTAAGATTTATTCTAGTAAGTGCTGCTTTAGTTACTGATTGTCAACTGATTGGTGCAACAACATGTATGTCTATTGAACCAACCGTAGGCTTAACAACTCCATCTATTGAAGTGATCAACACCTTTTTTGATACTGCAACCATTGGGCTTAGTGTTTCAGGTGCAGGAACTCCAGCGAGATGTAAGTTCACAAATTGCTGGTTTGGAAGTCAAACGACTGCGGGCATACAGTTTAATAACACCAATATGTCAGGTTTTACTTTTGTTAACTGCGATATTTATGGCAATGGCATAGGAATCAACGCGCTAGCCGCAACTGATTGGAGCATATGTAATTCAAGAATTGCTGGAAATACAACAGCTGGCATTCAAACAACAGCAGCAGCAAATCACTCTTTCCAAATTTTAGGAAATACTATTGGGCCAACCGCTGTATTTGGTGCCAACGGAAATGGGATCAATATTCAGGCTGGAACTTATGCTCCATACAGAATTAAAGATAATATTGGATTAAACTCTAATACAACACCTGGAATAACAGATAATGGCGTGGTAACCGGATTAAATCAAAAAGAAATATCTGATAATTTAGGAGCGTTAATAAAAGGTGGAATAGCTTCATCAACTTCCGCATCAGCAGCAATTAATACAGCAGAGACAATTATTGCGGGTGGAAATGCAGTATTAGGAACTAGCGCTGTCATACCAGCTAACAGTTTAAGTATTGGTACTATTATTAGAATCACAGCATTGGGAACATGTACTTCGACTGTTGCTAACGTAAGTACATTTACATTACGAATGGGAACAGCGGGAACAGTTGCGGACGCTTCAGTTGCAACAGCTACGGTAACAGCCGCTGCATCAGGAACAACAATCGGCTTTAAGGTCGAGCTTTTATTTACAGTAAGAACTTTAGGCGCAACGGGAACGATCGCAGGAAGCTTACAAGTAGCAAATACAGGGGTTACAGGCATAAGCATCAACAACAGCAACGTTATCCCTTTAACTGCCACTGCAACATTGAATACGACAACAGCTAATTACATCGAGTTGACGTATAAATCAGCGGCAGCGACAACAACTTGCACATTCCAAAATGGGATGGTCGAGATAGTCAAACCATAAAAAAGAGGGATATATGGGTCAGTTTCAAACAGGTTTCGTTATATACGGAGCAGATGTTGATGGTAAAGTAGCTGCAGATACACCAGTATTTACAGCGCCACAAGGGTTTTGCCCTTCACAAATTCAAATTCTTTTAAAGAATGCGACAGGCGTTGTTTTAGGATCAACTATTAGTATCGGCACTAACGCACCTTTGTATAACAATATTTCTACGTTAACACTGTTAACCCCGTTAAACTTATTAACTAATATATTAAACCTAAACACTATTAATCCAGGCGTTCAAATCCAAACAAACGAAACTGTTTATGCAAAAGTTGTGACACCGGCTATTGCGGGAACTTATAACTTTCAAACAATAATCATGGGTTATCCAATCTAAGAGGCAAAGATGAGTCAAGCAGGCGCGTTAGTAACTACAGGTGGCGGCGGGGGATCAGGCGTCAACACCATTACGGGTAACTCAGGGGTCGCAACACCAGTAGCTAATAATATTAATTTGGTTACAGCAAATTCGACCGTAAAATTTGTTGGATCAGGTAATACGATTACGCAAGATTTTGGCTTATCTAACCTAGTGCTGGGAGCGTCCAGCGCTGGTATAACAACCGCTATTCAAAATGCGGCAGTGGGGAGAAATGCGTTAGCTTCAATTACTTCTGCCACTGCATGTTTTGGAGGGGGATTTAATGCTTTAGCCAGTTTAACGACAGGTTCGGCTAACGTGGCATGTGGAGCATCAGCTTTAGCCTCAACAGTTACAGGCATTAACAATGTCGCAGTAGGTTCTAGCGCTCTATCAAATTACACAGGTGTTATAAACGCTGGGGGAAATATTGCATTGGGTTCCGGTAGTCTTTCAGCTCTTTTGACCGGACAAGGTAATATTTGTATAGGTACATCATCAGGAAGCCAATATGTTTCAACAGAAGCTGATAATATTCTTATCAATAATGTCGGGGTTGTTGGTGAGTCTCATATAATCAGAATAGGAATACAAGGTAGTGCTGCAGGACAACAAAATTTAACTTATTTAGTTGGTCCAGTTCTAAATGGTGTAAATGGGACAAACAGTAACCCTGCATGGAGTTTTGTTAATGCAACTAACTGCGGTATGCTTACCGACACTACAAATACTTATATTACTGGAGGTGGTTTTGCAACTTTATCTGTTGGATTTAATATTTCTCTTTCAGGCGGTACGAATACAATCACTCAAGGAGTTGTAAAATCGTCAATTAATTCTAAAAATACAGGATTTACAACCGCTTACAATGAATATTTCTATCCGATTGATACTTCAGCAGGACCATTTACAGGTCAGTTAGTTAGCAATCCTATTGCAGGACAAGAGTATGTATTCAAAGACAATACAAACACTTGGAGTACGAATAATTTCACTTTGTCTGGTACTGTTTCAGGAAAAAATATTGATGGAGCCACGACATTTGTAGGAAATACAAGCGGAGGATCTATTACTGCATTCTATAACGGCACTCAGTGGAATATAATTTAAGGAGAAATCATGTCTTACAAAATACCTGGCGTAAAAGTCACTACATTTACTTCAAATGGTTCTTGGACAATATCTACTGGAGCTAAAATAGTCGATTTCTATGGATGGGGGGGTGGTGCTGGAGGAGGAAGTGGAAGATCTGGAGTTTCAGGTTCGGCTGGAGGAGGTGGCGGCGGTGGTGCTGGTTTTTACAATTATCAACGGAGACTAGCTACAGCATTAACAGCGAGCCCCTATACAGTCACAATTGGCACAGGAGGAAATGGAGGAGCTTCAGTAAGTACAGCCACCACCAATGGAAATCCTGGCGTTGCAGGAACTGCGTCTTCTGTTGGAACTGTTTTTGTAGCTGGTGGAGGAGCTGCCGGAGCAGCAGGAGTAACTGGAGCTACTACAGGAGGAGCATCTTTTTCTTATAATTTTACAGCTCTAACACAATCTGTTGCAGCTGGCGCAGGCCAACCATCAGGACCTGGAGGATCAGCAAACTCTCAAATGTATGGATGGTCCACCCCTGGAGGGGGCGGAGCTGGATACAATTCAGCAGTAGCGCAACCAGGAGGGGCTGGAGGAAATATCACCGACTTTAACGGAACTACTATTGCAACAGGTGGTGCTGGTGGATTAAATACGGGAGCGGCAGGAAGTCCTGGAAATTCACCAACAACTAGAGATCTATTATTTGGTGGTACAGGCGGTGGCGGCGGAGGAATGAATGGAACTCTTACGGCTGGTGCTGGTGGTGCTGGAGCGGCCCCGGGAGGCGGTGGCGGCGGTGGAGCAGGAAACCTTTCTGGGAATGCATCTGGTGCTGGTGGTGCTGGAGCGGCAGGACAAATTATTATCGTTGAATACTTCTAATGTAAAGCGGCTGTACATTAAAGAATCACACGAATGGGCCTGTTTACAGGCTCGTAATCTTCATTAACATGCGATGCATTAACTAAATGGATCCCATTTGCATGTGTAACTTCACCATATGCTTCATGAATATGACCAAATACATGCAGTTTTGGACGAAATTGCAATAATTTCAGCCAAAGGGATAAGCTTCCAACTGATTCTCCTCTTTTAGTAATATCTAAATTTCCAAAAGAAGGCCCATGACTAATTAAAATATCAGTGTCATCCGGAATCAAAGCGTATTTCTTTGCTAGATCATTTTCACTTCCAGTAAATGCTTTACAGTGAGGGTTAATTCCATGAAACCAGTTAGACCATGGAGTACCCCAAATTTTTAACCCTTCAAATTCACATCCAGAATCACATAAATATTCCATGCCATCAACAAGTGTTTGAGTATAATGAAAATATGAACTTTTTAATTTTTGAATAAATCCATCGTGATTTCCAGCGATTACAATTTTTTTCTTGTAATTTTGATTTTTAAGCCATTCTATAAAATTTAAATGTTCAGCTGGAGTGTCACGCGCAGTCAAATCTCCTGCCACGATTAAAAGATCACCACCTTCCAATTCAGGTTCATAACCATGCAAATCTGAAATACAATCAATAATCATAATCCAAGCCTTAAATATGCCATGATTCCTAGTAAACAAAGAACAATCAAGCATCCAAGCATAAAGAAAGAATGCAAATAATTTCCTGAAATTAAAAAACAATAACTAATTAATAAACATAAAAAAATAGATTTTTCAAATTTAGAAAAGGTAAATTTCATTCACACATCCTTTAAGATTAGTTTTTTTTGTTTTCATCTTTACCTTTACATAAGACTTGGATCATATGTTCAAACATGTTTTCAATTCTCTCAAGTCTTTTATTTATATCGCCAATATTTGCATACGCGCCTTTGCGGACTTTGTGTAAGCTTTCCTGGATTTTATCAATCTTTTGAGCATTAATTTCATCTTGTGTAAGCTCAAAAAAAGTGAGCTGTTCTATTTTTGAGGCTTTTCCCATTATTGTAATGTGATCCTATATGAAGTTTTTGATTCTTTTCGATATGCGGTTAAATCATCATCTTTGACATCAAGGTCTTTGAGCAATTCATCATAATTTACACGACCTTTTTGTTCATATTTTGTCATTTTCCAATCTAAACCACGAACGTTTCTATCTTTTGATTCGGAGATGATACGTTTTTTGGCTGATTCAGACAACTCCGTATAATGTTTGATCAATGCATTGTATTCGCGATATTCATTAACCGCTTGTTGCAAAGCTGAGTTTTTCGAGACATCTTCATAATCAGCTTCCATTAAAGGAGGCTCTTCCAAATCCTCTATGTATTTAAGAAACTGTAAGCCCGCTTCAACTTGTTTTTGAATATATCCTTCATCACGAGATAAAGGAACTATGACAGCATCATCGGCATTTCGATAGCTTAAATAATTGGATTTTTCAATTTCATCACCAGAAACGTACATTTGCCATTGCATTTGACATTGATGAAATTCAACAATCAAACCCTTCTTAGCCATATCGTGATATGACATATTGTTATTCTTTATCTCTACCATTGTCAATTCATCAGCACTTAAACCGTCTAAAGAAGCCATGAATTTAGGGTGTCCTTTTCTAAAAATAACAGCAGGAGATACTTCAACACCAGTTTGTTGCTTAAAATACTCACGAGCATCATCTTCTATATCTAAACCCCTTTGCATATGAGAAGACGCTTTTTGAGCTTCTCTAAACCCGAGTTCTTCTTCCCAAAGCATTTTTGGCGTTTGATAAGGACTAAGTCCCATGATTACTGCTATTTTACTAGCGGTAATCTTTCCCTTTCTTAATTTCAACCAATCATCTGTGCCTTGCTCAATCATTTTCTTTCTCGATCTCTATCTTTTTCAATTTCACAAAGTTTGTGATGAAAATCTTTTACTTCATCATGTATTGCTCTTACAAGTTCTCTTGTAGATTCTAATTTGGCTTCAGTATGTCGAGCATCAGCCCTTGCTTCAGATCGCACCCATAAGAAAAGCGGCATAATAACTGCCGCATTTCCTAATATTAAAGTTAGTATTGTTTCATTCATTATCCACCTCAATAAGTTCATCCATGCTAGTAGGTTGATTTTTACGAGCAATATATTCAGCCCGTCTTTCTAAAACAATTTTCTTTGTATTTTCATAACATTCAGCTGGAAACTTAGATAGATCACCCTCACATTTCTTTTCCATAAAACCCCAGATTTTTTCTTGTTTTTCCGGATCACATTCAGCGATCAACATAGCCAATTCGGCAGCTTGTTGTTTTGTAATGTACAGCGGCTTTACATCTTGAATAATTGATTTTGAAGCATTTACCTCAATGGTATCTGCTTGATCCATCTCTTCTTTTGTATAAATGCCTGATAATTGAGATGGAAAAGCTTTACGCAAAGCCAATGCTTCCGCACATTTAGACAACATGGTTCTGACCATTTTATTCCACATGCCCATTGGACGACCGTCATAAGTAGTCTGTACATATTCCTCGTAAAAAGCTTCAGCTTCTACATCATGCCAAGTTCCATCCTTAGTTAATTTGCGCACAAAAGCAATAGCCGAAACAACTTTACCTTGTTTATCATAAGTAAATTCGGGTCTTTTGCCTGGAGCATATCTTTCTGTTCTATCAGCAATAGCTCTATATCCATCAATCCCTGTTTGAATAGTCATGATTTCACGGCCAAGTTTCTTATCTTGTCTTTTGACAGCATAAATTTGCTTAGCAAAAGGATCTAATCCAGTACGTTCACATGAGAATAAGAAAATCTTAAATTCATCATTTGAAAGACCTTTGCAATAAACATCTTTGATTGTTTCTATTTGATCATTAGTAAACCTTGAATTGGCTGCTAATGCGGTATTGTTTTCATGTTTTACTAAATCTGTCATTTTAATTCCTGTGTGTTAATTTTTACCAATCTACGCCTAAACAATAATTACATCCGCGGTCAGAACATTTAAAGCAATCAAGCTCTTCTATTTCTGTTTCATCTTTATCGTGACAAAAATCTGTGTCAACCTCATCTAATTCATAGACAGGAAATAGATCTTCATCATCTGTAAATTGTTGATAATAAGCGTAACTCATGTGTCCTCTTTATTGAATGATTAAAATTTATCACATGTTGAAAATTTATGGCAACAGAAAAAAGAAGGTTGCGATAAATTTTGATAAGTTATAGACTTTTTGCTAAAGGAGGAGAAAATGGACTTAAGAAGATACCTTTTTGAAAATCGCTTAACGCGTAAAGAATTTGCAGAAAGAATTGATTACACTAGTAATTATGTAGTCATGATATGCAAGGGTAAAAAACCAGGCCCTAAAGCAGCCAAAGCAATTGAGAAAGCTACTAATGGAATAGTTAAATATAACAAAAACGAAGAGGTTCTAGAAGCATGAAGAAAGAACTTTTTTATAAAAATGTAATTGAAAACCTGCAAAACAAATTTGGGCAAGTTAGTGTTGCTTTGATTCAAAGAAGATGCCATGTATCTTTTGAAGAGGCAGTGCAGTTATATGATAAATTCGTTCTGCCTCCAAGAATAATGATTTCTAACTTCCCTTTGATCCCTAAAAAAGGAGAATTACTGCAAAAATATCATGGCAATAGTGTTTCAATCCCATTTTTACAGAAAAGATTAGAGCTAAACTCGGAACAAACAAAAAAGCTTTTAGAAGAGTGGATGAAAGCAGATGAGTTAGAACAAACAAGAAAAAAATTTGATGAAATCCGGCTTTATGTTAAACCTCCTAAAACTCAAAAACATGACAAACCTTTATGTGAAATCATGCGTGAAAAAACGATAGAAAGACATATCAAATACCTTGAATCTCAAGGTTATAAGGTGGAAAAAAAATGAATAGAATTAAAACAAATGAAATTTATGATAACCCTTATCTTACCATGAAAATTTCTACCCTTTTGTGTCAAAAAGATTTTATTGATGAATGGTCTGAAGTGACGGCTGAAGAAGTTAGACAATTCAGAGGTGCAGGGCCAAAAACATTAAGAGAACTGAGAAAATTTTTGGCAATGTATGGCATTTGCTTAAAAGGTGACATCATTTTTGACAAAGACTCCGATAGAAATCTGTTAATTGATGTTCCAAATCACATTAAAGAGATGGAGAATTTGTTGAGAGATGTGGATAGAAGGCTTAGATGGCTAACGGGTAAGCTTGAAGAATTGCATTGCAATATGATTCCAAACAATAAATATCACTATATTGACAAGTAATAATGAATAAACAACAACAGAAAATAAAAAAATGCTCTAATTGTGATACACAAAGTTGGCAAGATGAAGCTATTGAGATACATGGAATTTGCAAAGAATGTTTTTATAATAATTTACCGAAAATAGATGCTAAAGGTGAAGTTGTTTATCCTAGATTAACTAAAGAATCTATAGTCAAATGGAAGGATTTTTGCCAAAAAATTTTTTGTCCTAAAATGACAAGTAAATCAGGTCAAAATGAAATTCATTGAATTCTTAGACGCACACTGGTTTGGCATTGGGTTTTTTATTGTTCTTAGCATTTTTATACTGAAAACGCCCAAATGACAAGTATTTTAACAAATAATTTGGATAAATAGTGGTAAATTCAAATTTCACTCTTGTGATGCATATTGGGATTAGTGAAATAAAGAATTAAAACAACTTAACGGCAATTATCAGACGTTGAGTAGATAAATATGAATAAACCTTTATGGCAAGAACACGTATGTTTTGGGGCTAATAATGCTGATACATGGCTAACACCTTGTGGAACAGAATTTTGGTTGTTTTTTAGAGGTGGAAATGAACCAGATAGGTGCACTTGGATTGAATTTTGCCCATATTGTGGTTTGAGACCTCCCGATTTAAAAGATGATTGGAATTGTAGAAAGAAAAAAGAAGACGAGAAGTAAGCATGGAAAAAATAGCTTGTGAATGCGGAGAAATACATTCTAATACCTGTGGATATCACGGAGTTTTATACAAATACGATGAAGTAATTGAAAATGATCCCATATACCCTTTATGCGTGTTTGAATGCGGAAATTGCGGAAATATAATGATCGATAATCCAAAAAACCCTAGAGAAATGAAATCATATAAGCCAACTAGCAAGGAATGTAATTATTTGCTGATAGAAAAAGAAGAAGAGAACGAAACATGAAAGAAGACAAAATGAAATTTGAAGAATTGGCACGCATTAGAAATAAAGAAGAATTGGACAAAGGTATTGTATCTGAAGAAGAATATTTAGAAATGGAAAGAATTTTGGATGTTCTTAAACAATCAAACCCTGGAACCTATGCGCCATTAAATTGATGCACTAGAATAGATAAGTTTAAACAAGAAGACAGGAAGAAATCATGGAATGGATTTCTGTAAAAGATAGATTACCTACAGAGCAAGATTTATATTTATGTTGTGGAAGAACAATTGATTGGAATATGGGAAAAATACCCGACATAGCCTTTACAGCGTTTTTTTATTTACCATGTAATATATATAAATATTCAAGATGGTGTGAAAGAACTAGAAGTTATGAAGATGTAACAATTGAATATTGGATGCCTATACCAGAGCTACCAAAAGAGGATTAATGGAAGAAAAAAATTACAACAGATTGCCGCCTATAAAGGATGCTGTCTCAAAAATACTTCGAAATCACAACCTAGAAAATGGTTCAATTACACTTTATTATCAAAGTAGTCCAGGCTTGCCCAAATTTAAGATCACTATTGAAATGGACGAGCCTGAATTTTATATAGACTCTAGAGGTGTTAAATGGGTGAGGGCTAAATAATGAGATCAAAAATGAAAAAGGAATATGAAGATTTTCTAATTGAAAGAGGATTTGGAGAAACCATCTTGAAAAAAAATGCTAGGATTTTATGGCAATGCGAAAATGGTCAAATGATTAATCTAATTGTTGGTGAATTTACAACGCCGGGAGAACACCATCATCTTTATGATATATATTCTTTTGATATAGGAAATTGTCTATCAGACTGGGAAGATTGGACTCTTTCAGACGTTTTAATAAAAATATTTGTTTCATATATAGTTCCTGTTGATCTTAGAATCAAAATACTTTTTCAATTAACAAAAATTAAAGAATTTAGAGACGATTTAGCATTTTGGATCTGGAGAAATGCACATTAAAGAGGTGAACTATGGATGCTAAAGGGCCTTGCGCATTTCTATTTGCTAATGGAAATGGTGCATATTTTAACGATGAAAACCACCAGATGACAAATCTACAAGCATTAGGATGGCAGGGATTACATGAGTTTAGAGAAAAGTATCCTAATGCACCCGTAAGCATACAATATTCTGAGCCTATACCGCCCGAAGTCATGCCTAATGTATTAAAGCAAATCGTGGATCCTAGGCCTTATGGTTGGGTACATGAAAGTATTGATGAGCTAACTGAAACACCCACTTATCCCGATCCAGTATGTAAAACCGTTTTAAGAGAAAAAAAAGGGCTAAAAAAGTCCTCTAAAACTGAGAATAAAAAATGACAGACGGCAATTTATTTGGGTTATTAATTGCTTTATTGTGTTTATACACTTATTTAATAATATACAAAGAAACAACAACAAAAAACAATATATACGTCATTGTGGTAGCTATTATCGCAGCGATATATTATCTAACACGCTAAGGAAAAAATGAAACGAATAATGTCTTTAATGCTTTTATCGGGAACGATGTTTTTAAGTGGGTATTCATCTGAATTTGAAACCTATCCAGAAGATGGTGAATATTATGTTGGCTCTGACTGGGAGGCTAAAAAAGAATTAATATTTAAGGCAGAAAAACATCGAAAAAAGGCTGTCGAAAAAGCAAAACACATGGAGAATTATTTTTCTTATTTTCCTGATTTGCGTGACAATCAACACATGAAAGAGCTTATTACCGGAATCATTACTTGTAAGCTTATCGAATCCCCCCGTAACAGAATTTTAGCTGTAGGAGTAGCTCTTATAGCAAGCCTTGCAAATGACTCATATGACAAATATGTCTATGCGCGAAGAACTTTTTGTGAGATCACACACCACTTTGAAATGCATGAATTTTATTCAGCTATAGCCCTAACAATATCAGACGATGATTTAAAACCACTTGACTATTACGAGGGGTATTTTTATGACGCTGTAGACTATCTTACCTTAGCGGATATATTGTGCATATGTATAGATGATGATAGTGCATATTATGATTGTACAGACTGGATTTGTAATCACCGAACATATGTTATTAATGCATTTGAAGATAAGAAATTAAAACATAGAGTAAGCAATAGCACAAACACGCTTATCAATAAAGTATACGACAAGATAGGCCGATATTACAATTCTGACCATAAATCTATTCTATATAATCTAGATTGTTCGTTCAATGCCTTATATAAAGCCGAAAAAGGATGGGAGATTTAATGTCTGAAGTCATATTTGATTGCACAAACCCAAAACATTTATATAAGGGTGTTTTATTTGCTGAAGTAGATAATGGAGAGGTAAAAAAAGAAATGAATAGTCCTTTTCCAACTCCGAAAGATTATGTTGCGGGAGTTATGGCAATTATCCATGTAGACGAAAACGGTATTTGGCATTTAACAGCCAGAATAAAATTCCCATCAGGAAATAAACAAGTAATTAGATTACAAGAAAATCCTCCATGCAATGAAACGAAATTACTTCAAAAGTTTTATAAAATACCTTTAGTTAATAAAATATGGACGCCTAACCCATCAGGAGATTCGGACGGAATATTAAATATTATAAAAGATCTAGACATGATTGAATCAATTCAAATAGAGGAAACATGACTATCATTGGAATTTTTTTAGCATTAGCAATGGTTGCTGGCCCAAGCGCACCAGATAAAAGCTATCCACCTGAAGGCCCAAAAGGCGCAAATGGATGCGAGGAGCCACCAAAACAAAAATGAATGAAGAAGACAAATTAGTACACGACAGAATTAATAAAATACTTCCTCGACCGAAAGATAAGATTCTTTTGATAGAAACTCTTTTGGGGTGTGGTTATGCATTGACGGATTTTATCAGAAAAAACCACGATTTTATCACTCCTGATGCACAAACGGCATATCATATAGGAATTGTTATTGCAAATCTTTTTGCTTTTGTAAATCCAATCCATTTGGATGGGAAAGCTATATTTGAAATTAAAGACTTTTCGAAAGAAGAAGACTTGGATAAAAAGTTAGCTTTTACCGTGAAACATCTTTATGACTACTGTAAAGAAAGGAAGCTACTAGAGTGAAAGAACGCCTTAAAATAGAACAAGCAGCTCTTCCTTTAAGGGCAATTCGAGTTTTACAGAACAACTTTTGCATAGAATATCTTGATCAGTGTGAACGTTTCACAGAAGGCGAACTGCTTAACGCGCACTCTTTTGGGCTACATTGTCTTAATGCCCTCAAGAGTGAGTTGCATAAGCATGGTTTTCACCTCAAGTCAACAGTTGAAGATGCTGCCAAAGAAATCGATCGTGAAATTACCTTTATTAAAGGCCGATTAACCGCGTTGCAATTAAAATTAAACAGATTAAAATATGCCAAAGCGTAATGTTAATGAAGATCTAGAACGTTGTATTACACAATGGATTGGAAAGCAACTACCTGGAATTATGAATTACATGATCGAAATGTGTAAATTATGGAACATAGATGATGATAATGATTTCTTAAAACAAGAATTAGGCTGTGAAGATGTCAAAAATCACCGTTTAATTTTAACAGCTTATATGCTGTCTCGATTTGCAGAATCATATGCTGGAGCCTTAGTTTCTTTCAAAGTCGAGTACAAAGATCTTTGGAAAAGGCTAGAAAAAGCCTCTTTGTTACCTGACGATTCAAATGAAATTGTCTGAAATTTTAATTTGAACTCGTGAAAAAAAAAGAAAGACGCTCAGTTAAGAACGTCTTTCTCTTGCAAGCATTCCTCAATTAAGGATATGCTTAAAAATTCTGATATGGAAAAAGTTTAAGTTTCGCGGCCCTCTTTTTCCTTATCTAACTATTAACGCGCTCGAAAGAGACTGAATGAATCTCGAAAGAGACTTAATGTTAACAGATACAAAAAACCGTTGTGGGTTTCAATTGTAATCATAACATCAGTTTCCTTCAAGCGCAATAACAAAATTGCTGCGAAAAGGGAACATCATGATCATTTCTGAAGCTATTTCAAATATCAGAATCTACTGGCACTTAATCACAAAGAAATTTCAAAGCATTTTTCTTTACCTTCAATGGTTTGATAAAACCTATATCCACGCATTCCCTGCATTAGATACGATTGCGGAAGCTTGCAAATGTTCAAGACGAACAGTAACGCGCGCCATTGCATTTTTTACGCAAAATAATTGGATTACAAAGATCAAGAGACCATATCAAAGCAATATTTATCAGGTTCATCCAGACCTTTTAAACTTTGATTGTTTTGATAGCAATAATTTTAAAAAAGAGATTGTCCCGCAAGTTGGCACTCCGAATGTCCAACAGATTGACCCTGTATTAGAGAGTTCTAATCAATCTATTGAAAGTACTTGTACGGAAGACGTGCCAGATATAGGATCTAAAAATTTAGCAAAGCCTAAAATTCATCCCTGCTTAGCTAGATTAAAGCTTACTGATCAGGAAAAAGCTTCCTTAACTGCAAAATTTGCTGAATATCATCTAGCCAATGCAATTGATGATGCTAAATGGTATGAAAAACAGGGCAAAAAAATCTTAAATGTTTTAGGTTTCATATATAGCCAAGCAAATAAATCCTTGAAAAGATTGCGAGCGTAAATGAAATCAGTTAATTTCAAAATAAACGTAAATGAAATGGCTGCTAAAAGATTCATGCTTTTTGCGGGGAGCGCATATTATCCTAGCGGTGGATGGGAAGACTTTCGCGGTTACTTCAACAGCATTGCAATGGCTAAAGAATGGGTGGTGAATTATGATTTTGATATGCATGCTTGGGCGCAAATCGTTTTAGACGACACCATCATTTTATACGGCAATGGTGAATATCATTACGTTGAACATGAAGGAGAAATAATATATGAGTTCAGATGGGAATGGCGATCAGAAGATTGAAACTTATGGTAAATTTGTAGCGGTTAGCCCTGAATGGGAAAAACAATTCAATGCTATGAATCAATGGGAGCAAGATATGGTTGTTAGCATTTTGGCTTCTAACTTTGCCGAAACTGAGCGAAAACTAATGTCAGAAATGATGGATAATAATACCTAAAATGTCAGTCAGTCTTGCTGATTGGGGTGATGGTAAGACAATAAGTTGTTATGTTTCCACTAGTTATGAAGACGTTAAATTATACAAGATTGATATTGAAGAAGCTAAAAAGCTATATCCTAAATTAAGCAAGCTTCAAGCAATCAAACAAGTAGCAAGACATAGGTTTAAAACAGAAAATGAGCGAGGAATTTAACCAGGCTGAATTTATAAATTGTGTTTACAAACCTTCGGGCGAATTTAAACCAAAAGCAATTCCAGGTAAAATGGGTGTAAAGTTCTCTAAAAATGTATTTTTGCTAAAGTCTTTTTTAGATAAAAACAATATTTCCTATGAGGCAGAAGATTTGGAAGAAACACCGTTTGGACCAGGAATAATTATAAAAAGAGATTGAGGAAAAATGACTAAACTATGGTTTAAAACAAAAAATGATCAAGTAATTGATTTAAACAATATGGATTCCTTTTGGATTGAAGAAATACCACCAAAAAACGAATATCATGTCTTTGCTAAAGAAGACAAAGAAGAAGACCCAATTGACTGGAGACTAGCAGAATTTGACAATCAAGAAGAGGCACAAGTTTATTTAAGGAAAATTTATTTAATACTCAATGAAACACCAGCCAATAATGAAAAACTATTGTGTAATCAAGACCTATAAAGATAAACCTTCTGCTATTTGGGAGGGAATGGATGAAGAGACAGCTTGTAATGTGGCTAATAGTCTCACAAAAGAGCCCATACCTGGCGTTATCAAAATTGGGCAAATGATAAGATGTCAAAGATGCAATGATCTAACAGATTGGAAAGTATGCAAAAAATACTGCCTTTTATGTTCAAGGTTAATGACCAATGTCAGACAACGCGCCCTAAAAGAACAGTCAATATTAAAAATTTAAAATTATGTTGGTTTGAAATATCAATATGGATTAAAACATCACTTATGCCTTTCAAAACGGATTTTTAATGATTGACTGGGTTCTAAATCTGAATATGTTATCTCCAAATAAATCACTTTCAAGAGACAGAAATATTCATGCAGCTATGATTTCACAAATTAACAAACAAAATCGATACAAAATTAAGCTGCGATGGTTATATGAAGCTGTTAAAATAAACCCTCCTTGTGTTGTCTCATTGCATAGATTATATAACCCTTCTAAGTCAGAAAAACGTTGGGATGAAGACAATTGGATTATAGCCTGTAAATCTCTTAAGGATGACATTGCTAATTTAATCAATCCAGGTCTTCCCCGCGGTCATGCGGATCACGAAAAATACGGCATTAAATTTAAATATGATCAGATTACGGCGCCAACGAAGGGCGTTAGGATTACTATTCGCACACACGAAGAGGAAACCTATGTCGCAGGCTGAATGTGTCCTTGTGGGAATTACTTCTTTTTGCGCTGGATTCATATTTTTCTATCTACTCTGTATAAACATATTCAAATATTGAGGAAAAATGAAAGACGACAAATCTAAAAAAGATAAGAAAATTAAAAAGGTCATGAAGGAATTTGGTGAAAGCAAACTTCATTCAGGATCAAAAAAAGGTCCCGTTGTAAAAAACCCTAAACAAGCTATAGCAATTGGCTATTCGGAAGCAAAAAAGGCAAAAAAATAATGCGACAATTCAGCTTATTTGCTCTTTATACGGTAAATATACTTACCTTAACTGCATGCACTATCAATTACAATATGTCCATGGCTCACACTCAAGGTACAGCAACAGATACAATTGATGATACTGATACCACCACACCAACAGTAACGCCCACTGTAACAATTCCAATAATACCAGGGGTACCAGCATGAAAATTGTCGATACTAACGATGAAGTCTTAAAAGTCTTTAGAGATGACGAAGATTATATTTGGTTAGAGTTTGAAGATAAGGCTTTCCCTTTTACCCCTTTGGAAGCGCGTGAATTAGGCTTGCTTCTCAGAGAAATAGCTAATCAAACTGACTATTTTCAGGGATTAAACGCTGGTGATAGAGCTTAGGAATCCCATTCCGTTGTTTACTCCAAAAGGGCATGGGTATGCGTATTTCGTGACTGATCCAGGTTTTGATCACGATCTTATCTGGACAGTCTTTTTAGATACTGGTGAAATATGGTCATTCAGAAATAGGGAGGTAAGAGCAGTTGAAAACTATACCCATGGAAGACAAAACTTGCGAAATTTGCCATCATAAAAACGATGGCTATTATACACCTAAATCATTGAGGTAAAAATGGGATGGGAAGCTGTTCAAGAATACCATTTAAGGAAGTTAGATGCGCCTTGTTGTCAAAATCAAGTTTTAACTACTGTAAAAAAAGAAGATGTTAAAATAATTGATGATAAGGTAAAAGAGATATCAAAAGACACTTTGTATCCGAGGAGGATAGGTGACTATATATCAGACCATTAAGGCTCTTTTTCATCCAGAAGATCCTTTTGGAAAAGCTTTAAACGATTTAATGATTAAAAAGGACAATCTTATGTTAGATAAATTAGCTTCACTATTTCCAAATGAACCAATCCAAAACGTCATGCATTTACTCAATACCGTTTATCAGGTAGCTCAATTCGTCGAACAAAAAGTAGAAGGCGATGCCCCTAAGTTTAATGAGGTACTTGAGCAACTAAAAAACATTATTGAGCAGCACAAAAAAGCCTCCTAAAATCTTTTTCACAAAAATCTCCAAGATTTGGCAGGGGTAGAGCATTTCCCCTGTTTTTTAACTCCTAAGGACTCAATGAGCGAAGCAGTCAAGGTAACTATTAAATGTAAAAATGATGATGGTAAGAAGTTACAGAAAGAACGCATGATCTATAACGAATTTACCATGTCCGCACATGATCCCATATTGGGTTCATTCACAGCTGAAGTATTAAAAGACTTTGGCGAAGAGCCTTCAGATGTAGAAATCATAGCCAAGTTGACATTGTAATGCCTAGAGGAAGACCGCGAACAGTTTCATTTTCTAACGAAGAAATGATTAATTTGGGTAAAGAAATGGTAGCTTGGGTCAAAGCTAATGATCCCCTTCATCTTTCTGCGTGGTATTGCATAGAAAAAGGTTATACTGATAAAGAATGGGACACCATGCACGTTATCCCAGAATTTTTCCCCTATTATGAGCAAGCCCTTAAGATTGTGGGACAAAAGTATCTTGATAAAGACTCAAATGTACGCGAAGGAATCTCACAAAGATGGCAAAGAGTTTACTTCAAAGACATAAGAAAACAAGAGGATCAAGATCATGCGGATAAGCTAGAACGTGAACTCCAACGTAAACTCAAAGAAATCGAATTTGAAGCCAAGCAAAAGCAAATCAATGAGACTCCCATACTAGCCGATACGATCGACCTTCAGAATAAAATCATGGAATTAGAGGCTGAATTAGCTAAATTCAAGGGCTCATGATCACAAGTCCTAAACAGAATCAATCCTATGCAGAGTCAACTCATCGATTTAACATATGGGTTGGAGCTGTCAGATCTGGTAAAACATACTCAAGCATACGCAAATTCTTAAATAGACTTCGTCATGGAGTCCCTGGCGATGCAATGATCATTGGGGTCAATCGTGCAACTATTCACCGCAATATACTCACTAGCATGTACCGTATGCTTGGCTTTCCTTGCCCCTCACCCATGTGTAATAAAGTGTCGATATATGGTCGTGATCTTTATTTTGTGGGCGCACCTGATGTATCTGCTGTCACTACCATACAGGGATCGACACTAGCTTACGCATTAGTTGATGAAGCAACATGCATTCCCGAGCCTTTCTTCCAAATGTTAGAGACTCGTCTATCTGTTCGTGGCGCACAAATGTTTGTTACGTGCAACCCTGAAGGCCCATCACATTGGCTTAAGAAGAAATACCTCGATCGTTCAGATGTACATGATTTGGTTTCTTGGCAATTCAATCTAGATGATAACCCTACATTAGACGAAGAGTACAAAAAGGCTATCAAATCCTCTTTTACTGGCGCATTTTACAAACGATATGTCCTAGGCGAATGGGCATTGGCAACCGGAGCTGTATTTGATGCATGGGACGACATAAACGTTTATGAAAAAGAATATCCTTCTCCTAACTTTTATTGCGCTGCTTTGGATTATGGAACAATTAACCCAACTGCTTGTCATATTGCAGCAGTCTCTCCAAGACAATGGCCCCAGATCAGGATAGAAAGAGAGTATTACTTTGACAGTTCTAAGGAAGGAAGGCAAAAGACAGATGCGGAACTTGCTCGCGATATTAAACTCTTTATTGGTCATACTCCTATCAATGCATTATATGTTGACCCTGCAGCAGCCTCTCTCAAGCTTGAACTACGCAATCTTGATTTGCCTGTGGTTGACGCTAACAATGACGTACTTTTTGGAATCAAATTGATGAGTCAATTCATCGCGGGAAAGAACATGTTAGTGCATGGTTCATGTCGCAATCTCATCGAACAAATACAATCCTATGCATGGGATCCAAAAGCGGCAGATAGAGGGGAAGATAAACCCATCAAGATGAATGACCACGCAGTTGACTCTTGCCGTTATCTTTTAGCTTCGTGTTTCAAAAATGG